TCACTTAGAATTTTTAGTCTCAATTGGCGGCTTGTCGAGAGTGGGTGACACCTTCGTTTTACGATCATAAATCAGTACCTGGCTTTCTGTTTTATGTCCGCTGAACAGTTGTTTATCCCGGCTGCTTCCTTCGTAATCAGAGATACCTTTCGCCTTCAGATCGTGGAACGTACAGTCGAGAACGTACCCCAGTTTTACAGAAGCCTTATGCCTTGCCTCCTCCCATCGGTGGCTGAATCCTCTTTTACTGAACCCGCTACCATGTGAACCCATCAGGACGAATGCTCCTGGATTGCCGGAATTAGAGAATGTTTTTGCGAGTTCGAAAGCCTGTTTAAGCCGGTCTGTCCACTGCTTAATCTGGCTAACATTGTTTTTACCCTGCTGAATGAAGATTCCTTCCGGCGTTACCTGTCGCCACTGCATGCCGAGTACATCAGCCAGGCGGGCAGCGCAAAGATAGGCTATTTCCATTGCTGTACGAACGACATCATCAGCCTCCTTATAGATGGCCTCATATTCCACATCGGTAATGTACCTCCCGCGGGCGACAGCTTTAAATTTACTGACGCCCTGGCAAGGATTCCCTTTAACCATACCCCGTTCAAAGCCCCATCTGAAAACACGAGACATGCTACTCATTTCATGATTTGCCTGTGTTTTACTTTGCAAGCCTCTCCTATCCATAAACATCCTGATATCTTCAGTTTTAATTTTATCTGCCGTAATCTTCCCAAATACAGCAAGTAGCTTTTTCTGGTGTTGCAGATAATCTTTCTGCGTCCTTGGTTTCAATTCAAGATAATAGGCACTCTTAAGAAATAACCCCCATAATTTACTGAATGTCATTACGTTGGCCTGTTCGTCAATTAATGCCTCATATCTTGCCCATAACTGAGACAAGGGCATTGATACGGGGCCAATTGTGATGCATTCTTTTGAGGTTGGTTTGTAATAGTAACTGTACTTATTTGAATAAACGCGGGGAGGAAGTTTGTTATCCTCCTGGTTTTTTCTTTTTCTTCCCATAATTTAAATAGCATCAAAGTTTGGTTTTTCTTCTTCGTCAGCAACTATTTTTCTGTCTCCGAATAGTGCTGCATTTACATGTGTCCATGTCACACGAGGCCGGCCATCGCGGCGTTTAACAAATGAAATTCCGGATTTCGCCAAAGCTGAACACTGCTTTGATGGAAAGCGGTAGCCGGTCAGCTCTACCAGCTCATCGTCGGTAAGGAGATCGTTTTCTCTGGTCATGGTCTTTCCTCATCATCCTGGCTATCGCGTTATCTGCTTCATCGCATGCGCGCACAACATCGGACTGAGTCAGGGTCCGCTTAAGTACGCTCGCCGACAGCCGGCCAATTTTGATATCGAAATCTGAAAGTAGAATGGTGCCTGGTTGCCATCGCAGCATTGTGGTCTCCGTTGATAGGGTGGACCACAATGCTAACGACAGCTGCGGGTTATTTCTGATTAGGCTTAATCAGGTTTTGTTTCGGTTGGAATGCGCCATCCTCACGCGTTATCTTGATCTTACGGGGGAAGTGCATACCGAGTTCACACCTGGCCAGCGCTTCGATAATTGCGTTAGTTCCATCTGGTAACACGATATGAACCGCATCACCTTTTTTCAGGGATAGTCTCAGCATATCAGCGCACCTGCAGTGACCGTTCGCCAATCTCAAGGTGAGCTCCCGGCACTGGGTTTAACAGTTCTTCCGGTATCTCTCCGCCATCAGCAGAAATCTGTGCAGCCGCCGCCTGCGAGGATTCGATAGCCTCTTTGATTGCCTTTTTATCTGGCGTAACCACTGTCTCAACGGTTACCAAATCATCCGGGAGTAAATCAACGTTATCGATCACCACATTGATTGCACCTTTACGGGCGGTGAAGGTGTTCTTTGCGGTTTTAACGGTATCCTGCCCCGAGGCCAGCAGGCACTGAAGAACATAATTCTTCAGGTTGGTGATCTTACCTTCGAATGACTTTCTACGGGCGGCCAGGCGTTTGGCTTCTTCGTCGCAGGTTTTCGCCAGGCCTTCAAGGTTGCGAACATGGACGAATACCGCGTCGAGTTTGTCGCCAAGCTGCAGCTCGAGCCCCTCCATTGTATCGGCGATCATTTCAGCTGACAGACCAGAACCGTCTTCATTTTCCAGAAGCGCCTGGAGTTTAGACATATCAGCAGCAATAGCAATTGCAGTTGTGGAAGTCATTATGCTTTCTCCTCGGCTTTATTCAGTTCTTTGAGACGACCATCTTTAATGGCAATCAGGCGGCGCAGGCGGCCAGAAAGATAGCGTTCATGTTGCTTGTCGCCGTTGGCCTGTGCGGCCTTAATGTGAACATCGATTTCACGTGCGATAGGGGAGAACACGCCGTTTATTTCGTTCACTGTTACGCCATGTGCCAGTGTATTGGCGACGCGGGTTAGTTTGTCGTCGAACTCCTGACGCAACCGCGCTGCATCTTCGGCGGTTTCGCTGGCATTCTTGAGGTCAAACTCTGCTTTGTTTTTCTGGCGATATTCTGGATTGTCATAGAGGCCCATAAAGATATCGCCGCTGAATCCGAGGCCGGATAACGCCTTTTTGGTGGCGTCAGTTAGTGATTTTTTAGTAGCTTCGCCGTCGCAGATAGGGCCGTATTTACTTCCGTAAATGTAGGGAGTGCAGCCATAGGCGTATTCTTCGCCGCGTACATCGTTCTTCAGATACCAAAGCCTGATTTTAATAACGTGGTGCTTCTCCATGAGGATGCCACCCATACCATCAGGGATCAGTTCCCACGTGTTATTGCCATCGGCACCCTTGATAGTGCGAGTAATTGGCGCGCCTGTATCAAAACGTTCTTCCAGAATATCAACGCCCCAGCCCTGACCTTTTGGCCCAAACTCTCGTGTGGCCAGCATCGTAAGATACGTGCCGTTGATTGAGGTGCCGCCGCCGTTTTGCGTGAATGCTTTGGTAAAGCGCTCATCGGTTTTGAAGACGCGTTTCCACAGCGCCAGGTTGTCTTGTTCGGTGCCAGGATTATCGACTAATCGCACGACTTCTTCAGCGCGAGGCATAGTTTCTTTCTGGTTTATGTGCTCTACCAACTGCTCCACATCATCAGCAATTCTTTGCGCTTTGACGCTCAGTTTTTCCTCTGGCTCGCTGGCGCTGTAATTCTCTGACGCATAAACGCCATAGCCCAAATCGTTGAGCGTCTCACGCGCCTGTTTGGCCTGGGTATCGGTTACCACCGGCTGTAGTGCTTCCGCTTTTTCGACCACGTTTGAGGCGGTATTTTGCGTTGCCTCTGGTTGTTTAACGGATCCTGTCTCGGTTTCTTCAAAGCGGCCGTTTGCCTCCAGCCATGAATCAATGTGGCGGCGTAGGCTGTCAGGGAAATGGTAGGTATCTTTTGCCGGTACGTTCTGCACTACGCCAAAAATACTGTCTCGGTCATATTTGAGGATGTGCTCCGTGGTGCGAAGCGCCATTGACCAACGTTTAAAATCCTCACGATCGTCTGCAATGATTTTCTCCGCGTCGCGAAGGTTGCCTGATAATACTGGCGCGTCGGGAGAGATAGGGAGCAGCGCAACAGCGATCTCCTGATCCAGTGTTGCATAGGTATGTTTATAACCACGCTTTGGCGCGATTTTAACGTTATTATCAGTGCTGGGGGAATAATTTTGGCCTGATACCATTTCTTCGCGTTTACCGGGATTTTCAAGCCAGCGTTTTACAAATTGAGAAATAGCCGCTTTACCCGGCGTCTGGTTTTCAAAATGGGAGAAGATACCATGGATCAGATTGTTCAGACCTTCCACGTGCATATGTTTCACTGGCTCGTTGTTGTGCAGGGCGCAAAGCACATTGAAATTAAAACGGTCATCCTCTTCTATGGATTCGTCGTGGTTATCCAGATCATCAAGATAATCTACAACCTGCGAATAGAGCTGGCCGTTTATCTCTAATTTGCTGAAGAGTAATACAGCAGCAAAACGCTCCCTGGGGGATACCGTCATCAGATCGATCACTTCATCGCCTGCAGGCAGCTCGGTGACGTCGCCATTCTGGCTGTTAGCCACCCATTTTTCACCGTCAAAGGTGTTTTTCTGGGCGAACTGCTCATCGAACTGGCCGACTGCTGGCAGTGGCTGGCCTTCAACGTGTTCCCATAGCTTAGGTTTGAAATAGTTGTCGCCGTTCGCCGGGTAAGATTCCCAGAGTTTTCCGGTAATAATGCTTTCGGCGACTTTCTTGTTCGGTGCTTCGACGGCGATCGCCAGCTGTACGGCGCCGCAGTCCTTAATAGCCGATTTCTTTGGCTCAAATAAGCCGTTGTAGATGGTCATTGGTCTTTCCTCTTGGTTTCTGCCGCAGGTCACGCGCCGGTTAATTAAAACGGTACGTCGTTTTCTTCAATCGGAGAGTGATCGATGCACAGCAGCTGCTGAATCTGGTCTTCAATAACACCCAGCTCCTTCTTTGCTTCGGCAGAGATTTTCTCTTTCTTCGCACGAAGGGCATTAACCTGTATGCCAATAATGTCGATTGGCTCTAAAGCCGGAATGGCAACCTCTACCGTTTTGGTAGTAACGAGGACATACAGATCAGGGTATTGTTGTGACATGTCACATGTGAATGAGTGATAAGACGTTGGTAGATATGGATTGGTTGTTGCCAGAACGTAGATTGTTACTGGGATGGTAAGCGCTTCCATAGCGACTCCTTGTTGATGTATACTCAGAGCCGATCAGTGTTGATTCTGTCGGCATTGGTCTTTCCTCTCCGTAGGGTTGGTCCCCTACGGAATCTTGGTGGTTTGGTCGCCGCCCGGGGTAACTGGCCCGCCTTGTGCGGGCCTTTTGCCATCTAAAGGGTGCCGGTCTTTCCCGGCTGTCAGGCTGGTTAGGCCCATTGGTCTTTCCTTTTCCGGTCTTCCCCGGTGCCAGAGCTGGTCATGCTCAGGTTGACGCTGGTCAGGCGTTGTACTTCCTCCGGTCTTTCCCTGGCGTCACGTTGTGGGTTTGGCCTCTCCGTTCGGGGACTCAGGCACAACGGTAAAACCGTCACTGTGTTAAAAAAATGCCCGGGGCGCCCGGGCCAAGACTACACACAGCAATTTTTCTCTGGTACCACGCTGGCTACGTGATTCTTTACAACTGGGAGCGCACTCCGCCTTTTGATTTAACAACATCGCCATAACTGATAAAAATGAAGTGCGCTCTCATGTTGTATCCCGGACTCTTCCCGGGAGTCACACCGTACCGCCACGATGGTGAATCGCCTGTCGTGCCTGGAAACCTGGCTTGCACATTCCGGCTACCCGCTGGGCTATGTACCAAGGAGCCCCCGGACCGCTTCGACGCATGTGCCATACGCCGGTTGCAGTCTTTCCCGCATGTCATCGTACTTTCGGCGACCCGAAGAATTCGCGCCCGTCTTTCCGGGCTGTCAGAACTGTTTCTGAACAACTGCCGCGTGGTTAGTGCGTCGTTGATGTGATGTAATTTAGGTAAATCTAACAATATCGTCAATGATAAAATTAGAAAAAACGAACAATATAGACGTAAAAAATCACATCTATATGATTATGAAGGAGTTATTTTTGTTTGCGAGCTTGCAGCAACTCTTCAAATAAACGATTGAAACCGTCCACTTTTTCGCGAAGTTCCTTTAAATGCCGCTCTTTTTCAGACTCAGGGAGTGAGGAAAAGAGTTTTAAAAGCTCCGCTTCACGTTCATCTAACGGTTTTGGGGTGTCTACCGGAGTTCCCGGGGTGGCAGCTTCGTCGCCGTAAAGTATCCACGTAGGGCTGCATTGAAGTGCGTTACTTAACGAGAATAGGTTTTTCCCGCCAGGCTCACTATCACCGGTTTCCCACTGAGAAATAGTGACGTGCGCGACGTTAACCAGCTTCGCTAAAGCGCGCTGAGTTAGTTTGAGATCTTTTCTACGCGCTCTGATGCGCTCACCTGGCATTGTCATAGTTAGATAATTCTAAATTTCCTTGACTTCGTTATCTCGAACACCTAATTTGTTAGAAAAATCTAACAGGAGGGTGTTTCATGTTAACAACTGATGCAATCAAATATTTTGGTAGTAAGAAAAAACTGGCTGAGGCCGCTGGCGTAAAAGCTCCAACTGTCTACGCGTGGGGGCGTTTGGTTCCTGAAGGTAAAGCAGCTCGTTTATCTCTGATGACTGATGGGGAACTTGTTTATGACCCGAAGGCTTACCAACTGTCAGCCAAATCAGCTTAACCATTGGCGTCATCGAAATCTGATTACGCTTAATCAATTTTCAGCGACAGGAGACGCGAAGTGGAAAACATCGAGGAACTGAAGCGAGAGATATTCAGCTGGGCGGCAGAAAGTGGGCAGGAGCTGGTTGCCATCGAGATAAGCCGTATGTGGTTTCGTCTCGGTGGTAACAACGGCGTGCTGAAACTGCACCAGATTGAAGACGCAGATGGAAAAGCAGACTGGCGAGCCATCAACAACAACCGCCAGCAGATTTTTCGCTGGCTGCGTGGAGAAACTAAAGCGGCCAGAACCAAAACCCAAGCGCTGGCCAAGGCGATGGAAGCGGCACTGCCGGCGGAACGTTACGCACGCCTGGACATGTCAACACAGTATTTGATCTGTGTTGCCATACGCGAGTTTGCGGCGGCCATTATCGCGTTATTGCTCGAAGCCAGAGACGGCCCGCAGCAAGTTGCGAAGGCATTGCAAGCTATGAGAGAAACACAGCGCCTGACCAGCGTTTAACCTGTACCGAGGAAAGACCAATGAGAACACAAGACCGCATCACCTGGCGGAACGGGTTTCGCCGGAACGGGGTGCAAGTCCCGATGGAAGATATCGAATCGATTTTCGAGGAACGTCGCGCTGCTGCGCTGACGATCTGGGAACGCTACGAGCTGCGAAAGGCAGAACTGCAGGAATTAGGTCTGACCCAGAAAGAATATGAAATAGCCTGCCGCCAGTTGGCCGATACGCTGGGGATCTGACTATGAGTATGACACTTATGGCCAAAGCAATGGCCATCAAAACCGGTAACCCGATACGAAAACTAGTGCTGATCAAACTGGCGGATAACGCCAATGATTCCGGCGAATGCTGGCCGTCTTATAAGCATATTGCCGATCACTGCGAATGCAGCAAAAGCGCAGTTCGTGATCATATCGATGCATTAATTTCTATGGGTCTGCTGGTCAAAGAAAACCGCCCGGGGGTAAAAAACGGAAAGGGAAACGCATCGAATCTGTATTGTATGAATCTCGATAACCCTATGCCGCCAAAAAGCATAGCCCCTATGCCGCCAGAAAGCACAGGTATGCCGCCAAAAAGCATAGCCCCTATGCCGTGTGGCGGCACCAGAACCAGTCACTCTTTTGAACCAGTCATAGAACCTACTGATCCCCCTAACCCCCAAACGGGGGAAGGCGAGGAAAGAATTAATTCTAATGCTAAAAAAGCGCTGGAATTTTACAACGAGAAAACGGGCACCCGCTGCCGAGACCTGAAACCGTTTGTGATGATGCTGACTCCTACCACCACTCGGGAAGGGTACACCCTGGACGAACTGCAGTTGGTTATCCGCTGGGTGCTGGCCACATGGCGCCGCCGCGGCGATAGCCTGCCGAAGCCTGCGAACATCTGCCGGATAAACCGCTTTGATGGCTATCTTGCCGACGCTGAGGCATGGGCTGTTTTGGAGGCGAATATCGACCCGGAAGCCGTCATGAACGGCTACAACGAAATTTTCGCTGACGTTCTGCCTGCTGCTGAACTGGATGCCGACCGCCGCCGGATGATCACCCGCCTGGCTGCTCACATGAAAAATAAAACTACCGGTGCATTCCTGGGGTACTTCGAAAAATTCCGCGCTGATGCTCCTGATTTTTATTTCGGTACAGATGGCGGATGGCGAGCCAGCTTTGACTACCTGATGAAACCAGAAACGTTACGCAATACCCGGGAAGGTTCGTTATGACTCCGCAGGAACTGGAAGCTTGTGTGCTGGCTGGCCTGCTAAATGGCGGCGCCAGTCCGGACGCATTCGATGTGATCGCCTCTACGCCTGAAGAATCTTTCAGTATCGGGTTTCACCGTCGCGCGTTCTCCGAAATTAAAAAACAGGCGCTGGCGAACGGCCTGATCGACATGCTGTTTGTCAGTGAAGCGCTGGGCGGTAGTAGTCTGGCTGATTTATCAGAAATTACACGTATGCCTGCCACGGTACCGAACCTGAAGGGTTACGCCGGCAAAATGGTTAAGGCGTGGCGCAGCCGCCGTATGGCCGAATTACTGCAGCAGGGCGCTGATGGCATCCGGCAGGCAAACAACCAGGAACAGCGCGATCAGGTTGTTGAAACTGCCGTGGCGCAGCTGCTGGACATGACCGGCGACACTGGCGACGTGCAGCCGGTACACATGAGCGAATTATTGCCTGTGTACATGGAAACCATGCAGAAACGCATGGACGGCGAAGAGGGCACCCGAAATTTAAAGACCGGGATCGACGAACTGGACGATGCCACTGGCGGTATTAACCTGCAGGATTTGATTGTTGTCGCTGGCCGTCCTGGCATGGGTAAAACGGAATTTGCGCTGAAGATTGTCGATGGCGTTACTGCTGCCGGCGGTGGCGCGTTGATATTCAGCATGGAAATGGCTGCTGCGCAAATCGTAGAACGCTCTCTGGCGGGCTCTGGCAACATGTCGGTTTCACGCCTGCGTAATCCCCTCGATATGCAGGATGAGGACTGGGCGCGCTTTACAGCGGCCATGGAGACCATGAACGGGCGCGATATCTGGATCGTCGATGCTACCGATCTGACGATTGAACAAATCCGGGCTGTTGCAGAGACGCATAAGCGCCGCTATCCGCATCTGGCGATGATCGTTGTTGATTACCTTGGCCTGATTAAAAAACCAAAGGCAGAACGTAACGACCTGGCGATCGCCCACATTTCCCGAAACCTTAAAACTATGGCTATGCGCCTGCATACGCCGACGTTCGCGCTTAGCCAGCTTTCGCGCGCCGTGGATTCCCGTCCTGCGGGCCAGCGTCGCCCGGTTATGTCAGACCTCCGCGACTCCGGTTCTATCGAGCAGGACGCCGACAGCATCATGTTCCTGTACCGCGATGAAGTCTACAACCCTGAAAGCCCGGCGGCGGGGATCGCCGAAATCATCCTGGGGAAAAGTCGATTCAGTGCTGCTGGTGCCGTTATCTATCAGGAGTTCAAAAACGGTCACTTCCTGCACGTTGATCAGCATGTCGGCAAAGAGAAAACACGCATTCAGTTGGAGGCAGCAAAACCACGAAAACAACCGCGTAGATATTCAGAGAAGTACAACACCGATACATTTTAACTGCGCCTGACCAGCGCTATAAAACCGAGGAAAGACCTATGACCACCAATTTGAATTACCCAAAACCAGTAAATCCAGATGATGGCTGTAACTGGATCCCCGTGATTCTGTGGCGCATGAACGCCGGCGCCCGTGCGCGTAGCCGTTCTGTGTTCGTTGCTGCTCCACGGCCAGAACCAGTTCCGGGGATCACCCCGAAAAAGCCGGTAAAACGTGAAACTGCTACGGCCGCGGTATCCGGCCGCCGTCGTAAAACACATGTCGGCACCGTGATTTATTACAAGGGTAAAAAAACTGTACGGCTCAGCGAGGGGGCTACCGTCTGGTCTGCTGGACCTAATGAGCATTTCGATAAAAAAACTGGCCAGCGTGTCGGCAGCATTGGCCGGCATCGCCTGCTGCTGGAGAGTATTAAACCCCTGAATAGCACCATTGATGAAGTTTCCGCCCAGCAGTTGGTTGCGCTGATGAAGGGTAAAACACTGTCGTATCAGAACATTCTTTCAGCCATCAAAAAACATCATCCTGATGCTGAGATCACCTTACGTGATCTGCAAAAACGTATCTCGACGATGCTCGCATCGAATCACGTCGGAATTATTCGGCATGACGACATGCCAGTGCCGCATTTCACACTGACCAGCGTGGATCCCCGCTATTACGCCAACTCAGAAAAAACGAGGGCATGAGGCATGGCCGGGCAATCAGATTATCTGCCGCCCGGCTTACCGCTAAATCGCGCCAAATGGCCGCAGGAGTGCCAGCTCAAAGAGCACTACGACATGCGGGCAGCGGCACTCATACGTCAGCTGTTCGAGAAGAAAGTTACTCGTCAGTTCATCGTTGAGTCGATTGCAGCGACGCCGGAAAGCTACCGGGAGTTTTTTAAAGAGAGATTAAATTTTTGGCGGGAGAAGAGAGCATGAAACTGTTTCTAAACAGCGGTTTGATTGGAGTTCAAAAAAATGGCTAAAGACTCAAAGCTTGTATACGGCGCCAGTGGCAAAACGAACGTTTTAGCGTTTGAACCTGAAAAACTGCACCTTGTTACCGACAAAACGCACCCGCTTTACGATGAGCGTATCCACTTGCCTATCAGCGAGGCAATGGTGCTGAACATCATGGACCAGGGCGTTCTTGAGCCGATAATCGTCTGGAAAGACCCGGAGACAGGACTCTCTTGTGTGGTTGATGGTCGCCAGCGTGTGCGCCATACACTGGAAGCCAATAAGCGTCTGTCAAAATTGGGCAAAGAACCGTTACTGGTTCCTGGAGTCCCTAAACGTGGCTCTGCCATTCGCATGGCGCAGGCGATGGTAAGTGCTAACGAAATACGCCAGGCAGATACACCGCTGGGCCGAGCAAAGAAAATGGCTGATGCGCTGGAGCGTGGCCACGACGAGGACGATTTAGCGCTGATGTTTGGCGTGAGTGTCCAGACCGTACGCGCAACGCTGTCACTGCTGGATGCCACCCAGGCTGTTCGCGATGCAGTGGAGTCCGGAACGGTCACCGTTACCCAGGCGCGTCAGCTGGCGTCTCTTAAACCCGAAGAGCAACGGGAGAAGGTCAAGCAGATCGAGACAGCGACCGCCGGCACCACGGGCCATGAAAAAGCCCGGCGGCAGCGCCAGGTTCTTGGTGAAGCAAAGCCGCGTATCAGATCACGCAAGGAAATTACAAAAGCCCTCGAAGGTGCCAGCGGTGAATACGCGGCGGCTCTGCGCTGGGTGCTCGGGGAGGCGCAATGAACGTTGAACCTGAAAGTTACAGCCAGCATGCCCTGCTCGGGTTTGCAGCTGTGATCGACATTGCAGGTTGGGTCGCTGTTTTCATCGTGACCTGGGGGATCTGCAATCTGATTGAGTGGTGGACGGCATGAACGAAAAATACACCCTGATTTATGCAGAACCACCCTGGACCTACCGCGACAAAGCCAAAGATGGAGAACGTGGCGTCGGGCATAAATACCAGACAATGACTGTGCTCGATATCTGCCGTCTCCCGGTCTGGGAGCTGGCCGCTGAAAACTGCCTGCTGGATATGTGGTGGGTACCGACGATGCCGCTCGAGGCACTGAAGGTGGTCGAGGCGTGGGGCTTCCGCCTCATGACAATGAAGGGATTCACCTGGAATAAGTGCGGAAGCCGGCAGACCGACAAGCTCGTTATGGGAATGGGGCATATGACGCGCGCAAACAGCGAAGATTGCTTGTTTGCTGTGAAGGGGAATCTTCCTGCCCGGCTGGATGCCGGGATCATCCAGTCTTTCACTGCGCCACGGCTCGAGCATTCCAGAAAACCCGACTACGTGCGCGAAATGCTGGTGCAGCTGCTGGGCGACGTTCCTCGTATTGAGTTATTTGCGCGGCAGTCGTCACACGGTTTTGATGTTTGGGGTAATCAGTGTGAATCGCCTGCGGTGGCATTACTGCCTGGATTTGCGGAATATATTGTGAATGCGCGCGTATAATTTATTTACGAACAAGAAATAGATAAGCAGGGGGATTCACGTATCCCCCAATTTTGATAGTTCAGATCATAACAGATTTTTCTTCTTTGCCTCTAAGCATATCAACTATTAATTGTATTTTTTTACAATTAGGGGAGTCTAAAACATCTGCAGTAAATAAAGTGGCATAGCTATCCCTGTCTGTGCATGGCCCATTAAGTAATGGGTGAAGCAGAGCTTTACAACTTTGATTTGTTGTACCTTTCTTCTTACCTAGCACATCTAAAAGCAACCCCTCTAAGCAAGGTTCTGAACCAACAAGGTTTATTCCTGCGCTTAAAGCTTTCTTGATATTTGCTTTGGGCCAAACGATATCAGTATCCAATAGCACAATAACAAAATCATAGCCATCGCAACGCTTACAAGATATGGCATGAGACATAACGTGTTCGGGGCCTTTCCCACCAGCTGTGACTATGGATACTTTAAATGAACCATTGGAAAATAATGATTTTAAGTGAGAGAGGAATGCTTTTTCAGCATGACCCTCTCCTACAAGTAATAGGGTTTTAGTGACGCTTCGGCGTACCACTTTCCTTTTTGCCATTGTTTAATCCTTTAAATTTCAATGTTTGGTACGCCGCCTAATGCGCCAGTAATGTATTTAGAGTAAAGATTGTCTTGACTTCTCAAGCCTTGAATTTCATCAAGTCTCCAAGCTTCACTAACGCTATCATTTTTTTCAACCAAGTAAATGTTATGTTTATTTACGTATTTAAGTATTTCTGCAGTGTGGCAGCTAAATATTAGTTGTGAAGAATGCTGGTTGATACCCTCATTTGCGAACATATCAAGTAATTCGCGAATCATATAAGGATGGAGGTCGCTATCTAGTTCGTCAATAACAGCAACTCCACCAAAATGTAATGCAGATATTAATTTATAAATAAAATAGAAGCATGCTTGAGTTCCAGTGGACTCCATGATGAAAGGGATTTTAAATGTTTCACCATTATGCTCATGTACGCCATAGGGCATAAACTTCTGCTCTAACTCTCCTGTCTTTTTATCCATGATTTCATCTTCTTTTATTATTATATCTTTTAGACCAAAATCCATTCTTGTTAAGTATTTTTTTGCCTTTTCAAATAACTCAGGCTCATGGTGGTAATATTCTGCTGCACTCAAGACCTTACCATAATTAAAGTTTGATTTTCCAAATACATTTAAATTATTCTCAATGCTATAGAAAATGTAATGCATTGCACCGGCTATTATATTATCATCTTTCCTTCTGAAGTATGATATAGCTGATGCATTTTTAGGCACAGTTCTTAGTTCTGATACAGGGAAGTCATTTGTGTTACTTTTTACTTTATATTCATTTGTGGTTGCATCATATTTTCTATAAAAAATAGATGAGAATAAACGGCTTGATTTGTATTTTAGCTCTTCATGTAATACCGTTTTTTTGTCGAGTTTCAAAAAATATTTAAATTCGACATGATTCATTTCGCCATCAATGAGCCTGCTATCAACAAAGCAAATCTCAATTTCAGAAGGTTCATCCATATTGCAAATGTGTGGATACATAGGCAGTGATTCGGAATTATCCATTGATTTAAATGATTCACTGCAAAACCAGCTTAAAAAAGCCAGTGGTTTAAGCATATTTGATTTGCCAGAACCATTAGCACCCATTACGGCTAATACTTTAGTTATCCTCGTATCCACCCATTGTTTGTCCAGTGACGACTCTGAAGAGTTTGCCTTAAGAGTGAGATCTACGAGCTGCTCGTCTTTGAACGAGTGGAAGTTTTTGAAGCGATACCATTTTATCATATTGGGCCCGTTTAGACTTTTTTTTGTTTAACTGGCTCTACTATTGCAGGTGAAATGATGTTTGTCCATCCCGATTCGTGCGAAAAACAATCGTTTGTGGAGCGTTTCTGTTTGCGAAGGGGGAGTTATGATAGTATAAACACTGTTTTTATATACAGTAATTTGCGGGGGGATTTGGGGTTGTGGTTGACAAGAACGATGCAGGAGTCCTTCTCCCCGATGATGGCGACGTCCTGATAAGGTGCAAAAGTGGTAAGGCAAGAAAGCTCCGTGACGTAAAGCCCGACGAGCATGTCGCAACACTTAACGCGTTGTTTGAATTAGCTAAATTGTCTGGTTACACCATTATAAAACCAGACGGGACTGTGCTATAATTAACTCGTTGGCCTGAACACCCAACACACTGTATTTCTGAGCAATTGCTGCGCTAAAGGGGAACCCAATGGCGCAGTATTCATTTATCAAAGCAGCAGGCGATGTATTAATCCCTGCATCTCCAGACGCCCGCGAGTTTGTGAAGAAAATTCGCATGGGGGCAGTCCTTTGCTCTGATTTTAAGCAGGCAAGAAACCCGGCATTTCACCGCAAATTTTTTGCCCTCCTGAATCTGGGATTTGATTACTGGCAACCTTCTGGCGGTGCAATATCGCCAGCCGATAAAAAACTGGTTCGTGGTTACGTGCAGCTGGTGGCCCACTATGCCGGGCATGGCGACACATTGCAGGAACTGGCGGATCAATACCTTCGTGATCAGGCGGAAAAACGCGCAGGTAATATCAGCGCTGTTAAATCATTCGAGGCGTTTCGTGCCTGGGTAACCATCGAAGCTGGTTTTTATAACGAATATCAGTTGCCTGATGGCACCATCCGCAAAGAGCCAAAGTCCATATCGTTCGCCAAAATGGACGACCTTGAATTCTCCCAGCTTTATAAGTCAGTCCTCGACGTCCTCTGGAACTTCATTCTGTTCCGCACATTCCCAACGCAGCAGGCCGCAGAAAACGCAGCCTCTCAGCTTTTCAGTTATGCGGCCTGAGGTCACCACCATGACTAAAGACGATAAAGACTGGCTGTCAGACGTAGCCGAATTGGGTTGCATTGTCTGTCGCAATCTCGGTTTCGGTTCCACTCCGGCAGAAATTCACCACATCCGAACCGGTCAGGGCGCAGGCCAGCGCGCAAATCACAAAAGAACCTTGCCTCTTTGCCCTGCACATCACCGCACTGGCGGTTTTGGCGTGGCAATTCATGCCGGACAAAAGACATGGGAGGGCAAATACGGTACCGAACTGGAGTTGCTCGAACAGGTGACGACTGAAGTGAAGGTATTGCGCCTATGTCGGGTTTAACCAGAAAAAAAATTGCGGTGCTTGAGCTTATTCGCACCTGTTCGGAAGGGGTAACGTCTGCCGAAGTGATGTATTCGCTCGGCATGTCGCGCAGCACTGTATTTTTTATTTTGGACAGTCTGCTTAAAGACAATCTTATATTCCGCGCCCACAACGAAACAGGACGAAATTCACGTCGCATTTATTTCCCAACGGCAGAGCTGGCGGAGAAGTTTTCAGGAAAAAAAATCCCTATGAGCAAACGTGAAAGCTTTTTCGACTCCTGCCGGCGCCACAGCAAAAACTACATGATCACTCTGCTGCTGCGGAGTACACGACAACCACCGAAAGAGGAAAACCAGTGATCACCCTTAATCACGAAGAAGCCGAAAAGCTCCTGGAGCTGATGAAAGCCCGCTTTCTTAAAGCGCACCTGAATACAGCCATGTATGGCGCAGCTGCTTACGCGAACGGCAATTCTGACCGTGTGATTTTACGCGCAGTAAAAAACGGTGACGCACCAGAACTGAAAATCCTGATGACTGCTATGGGCCTTATCCCTGAAGAGGAAGACAACAGTGAAAAAACTGCATGAGTTAAGCACCAGTATTCAGGTGGAGATCGTCAAAAGCGCTGGCGCCGTTCTGGCTAAAAATTTTGGCTGGCCCGGCGGTTCGGACGGAACGCAGGCAGCTAAAGACATCGTCACATCTGTCGTGGATGCATTCCTGTCGCTTTACAAGGAAGAAAAACCACACGATGAAAAAATTGAAGAACCAAAAAGCGATACCGAAGAAATTCAGCAAAAACGGAAATACACCCGTCGTAACACGGAGTAATGAGATATGGCAGCGCCAAAGGGCAATAAATTCTGGCTGGCACGCAGCAAGCACGGGAGAAACCCAAAATTCTCTGATCCTGAAAAGCTGTGGGATGCCTGCTGTGAATATTTCGACTGGGTGGAAAAACACCCTCTGTGGGAAACCAAAGCATTTAGTTTTCAGGGGACAATCACTAAAGCCAGACTCCCGAAAATGCGTGCTATGACGCTTAGTGGCTTGTTTCTGTTCCTCGATATTGACCGGAAGACGTGGGAAGCATACGCGAAGAAAAAAGATTTACTCCCGATCACTACGCGAGTGGAAAGCCTCATCTATGAGCAGAAATTTTCCGGCGCTGCCGCTGATCTGCTTAACGCCAACATCATTGCCCGCGAGCTTGGGCTGGTGGAGAAAAAATCTGTTGAGGGTGATCTGGAAATGACCGTCAAGGTTAAGCACTTTAACGAGAAAGAATAGCCAGGCGTTTTTATTGCCTGGTTAATCGGTTGAGTGAGAAAAACCCCGGCATTTTATCCAGAAAAGTGAATAGGACGTGAATAAATGGCAGAAATTATCCTCCCCGCGAACAACTGGACACCACGCCCACATCAGCGAAGGGCATGGGCTGAAATTCAGGGTGGAAAAAAAAGAGCGGCGCTGTGCTGGCCTCGCCGTTACGGGAAAGACGATTTCAGCCTGCACATGACCGCGTGTAAGGCGTTCGAACGCGTTGGAAACTATGCCCATAGCCTGCCGCAAGCTAACCAGGTAAGAAAGGCTATCTGGAAGGCTATTAACCCGCGAACCGGGCGTTTGCGTATCGATGAGGCTTTTCCTCATGAGCTGAGACGAAAAACGCTCGATAACGAGATGATGATCGAGTTCATAAACGGTTCCACATGGCAGGCATTCGGCAGCGACAACTACGGTGCTCTCATTGGTTCCGGTCATGTCGGGATTGTTTTCTCAGAATGGGCACTAAGTAACCCCTCTGCGTGGGCATATTTACGACCGATACTGGCTGATAACGGCGGCTGGGCTTTTTTTGTCTCCACGCCACGCGGGAAAAACCACTTCTACAAAATGTTCCAGGGTGGGTTAAAGGATCCTGACAACTGGTTTTGTGATCATTTAAGCGCCGATATTACGCTGCACATCCCACCGGAAACACTCGCTCAGGAGTTGCGCGAGATGCAGGCAGAGCGCGGGGAGGAAGAGGGGCAGGCGCTGTTCAATCAGGAATACATGTGTGACTGGAACGCTGCAATACCCGGCGCCTATTACTCATCGATTTTGGTTGGTCTGGAGAAGGCCGGGCAAATAGGAAATGTGCCGTGGGATCCCCAGCATGAGGTTTACACGTCATGGGACCTGGGCATTGGCGACGCAACGGCTATCTGGTTTTTTCAGTTTATCGGCAAAGAGGTGCGCGTCATTGATTATTACGAATCGTCCGGCGTTGGCCTGGAGCACTACGTAAAAATATTGCGCGAGAAACCGTATACCTATGCTGAGCGTCATTTCTTCCCACACGATGTACGCGCCCGAGAACTGAGCACCGGAGCATCACGCGAAGAGACGCTGGGCAAGCTGGGGATACGCTGCAAGGTACTGCCGGCCACATCGGTTGATGATGGTATCAGCGAGGTGCGTATGATGCTGCGATCCTGTTGGTTCGATAAGACCAAATGCGAAAAAGGCCTGGAGGCTCTGGGCCAGTATCAAAAAGAGTGGGACGACACTCGCAAAATGTATAAGCCAACCCCACTGCATAACTGGACGTCTCACGGTGCAGACTCATTCCGCTATGGTGCAGTAGGCACTAAGTCTTTGCGTAGCGGCAATCGCCACACAACCCAGCAATTTGCCCAGTCTAATTACGATCCTTATAACCCTCCTGGACATAGCCAGCAGTTTTACGCTGATTCCGAATGGGATCTGTACGGGGATAACTGATGTCAGACCAAAAAACACATGAAAATGAATCAGAGCGGATCAGCCGGATATTGCGTGAGCAAAAAAGTATGGAAACCGATCGTTCCGTATTCGAGCAGCACTGGCAGGAAATAGCTGAGCGTATTCTACCGCGAAGTGCCGAGTTCAAGGGGACCAGGCAGAAGGGCGGTAAACGTACCGAGAAAGCGATAGATGCTACCGGCGCGCTGGCGCTGCAAAAATTCGGAGCGGCCATCGAGTCAGTGATCACCCCGAGAACACAGAAATGGCACACTCTCAGCAATGAGCGATTCGCTGATGATGAAGAGGTACAGCGTTATTTCCAGGAGGTTCGCGATATTCTCTTCCGCCTCCGTTATGCGCCGTGGGCTAATTTCGCCTCGCAATCTCATGAGCATTATATTTCCTCTGGTGCATTTGGAACCGGCTGCACGTTCGTTGATAACGTGATCGGAAAAGGCCCGCGTTATTGCACTTATCACCTGCGAGAAATTTATTTCACTGAGAATTTCCAGGGGATGATCGATGTTGTTCACCGTAAATATTGCATGACTGCCCGTCAGGCAATTCAGCAATTTGGCGAAGAAAATCTACCTCAACAGGTAAGAACAACCGCAAGGAACGACCCGTCAAAGCAATTCAACTTCCTGCACCGCGTCGAACCTAATGATAAACGTGACATGTCACGGCAAGATAAAGAGGGCATGCCATTCCGGTCTGTGCATATTTGCATGGAGGGAAGCAAGATTGTGCAGGAGGGCGGCTACTGGTCACAGCCCTATGCTATCAGCCGCTATTACACCGCGCCGGGTGAGGTTTACGGCCGCTCGCCTGCAATGGTTGTACTACCGGATATCAAGCTGCTGAACGAAATTAACCGTGCCATTATCGAAGGGGCGCAAATGGCCGTTCGCCCGCCGATGTTGTTACCGGAAGACGGCATTCTGCAACCGTTCAAAATGATGCCTGGCGCGCTGAACTTCGGCGGAATGAACCGGGACGGTAAACCACTTGCCTTACCTCTGAATACTGCTACTGATTTTAGCGTGGCGATGACGCTGGCAGAGCAGAAACGACAGACCATCAACGACGGTTTTTTTATCACGCTCTTCCAGATCCTCGTTGATAACCCGCAAATGACTGCAACAGAAGCGATGCTGCGTGCGCAGGAAAAAGGTCAGTTGCTGGCGCCGACCGCCGGGCGTATTCAGGCCGAGTTCCTGGGGACTCTGATCCTGCGGGAAATTGACATTGCCTATCAGAACGGTCTGCTGCCCGAACCGCCCGAACAACTGAAAGAAATTGGTGGCGAATACGATATCGAATACACCAGCCCGCTGGTGCGCCTGCAGATGAGTGAAGAAGCGAGCGGGATTATGAACGTCATTAATGCTGCCGGCACTATCGGACAGTTTGATCAGAATATCGCCCGCACCCTGAATGGCGATGCCGCATTGCGCTTTATTGCTAAAGCCAGTGGTGCGCCGCTACAGGTGGTTAAAACCGAAGATGAAATGGCTGCGCAGGATGCTGCAGATCAGCAGCAGCTGCAACTACAGCAGCTGCTTGCCGCAGCGCCGGTGGCTGCAACCGCAGCTAAAGATTTCGCCCAGGCCAATCAGATTGCGCAGACACCCGCGCCGTCGCCAGCGTTACAGGGATAATGATGAACCGTATAAAAAGTCTGTGGCTCACGCTGAATCGTGCGCGGGCTTTCCAGTCAGTCTTCGGCACCCCGGGGAACATGACGCCGGAACAGAAAGTTGTCATCCGACTATTGGCAAAACTCTGTCACGTCAATTCTTCCAGTGTCGCTATTTCCCCAACGACCCAGCAAACCGACCCATACGCCGTATTTGTTTCGGAGGGCCGCCGGGAAGTTTTCCTGCACATAAACCACTATCTCGGCCTGTCGCAATCTGATATTGCCGCAATGATCGCCGAAGAGATGAACGAACTTAACGAGGACGACAACAATGAATCTGTTTGAACGCTTAATCCTGCGCCGTCTGATGAATGCAACCATTGAAGGCGGGGAAGGTGGTGGCGCTGCCGCTGCCGCAGGTGTTGATTCTGCCGCCCAGCAGCAGAACAGCGATGCGGCCCAGCAACAAAACCTTTTAAATCCAGGCGCTCAGCAACAGCAGGGGGGAGAGGGACAGCAGCAACAGCAGCAAGCCGCCCAACAGCAGTCGCAGACTACCGCGCCGTTCCTCGAAAAACTTCCAGAAGATAGCGACGAAAAAGGCTGGCAGGAACTTTACGAGAAGTTGGGGCGCCCGGAAAAAGTTGAAGACTACGGTATTAAGCCACCGGAAGGCAGCGATGGGACATTTTTAAATACGGCCTTGAGCTGGATGCATGAAAGCGGGCTCAATAAAAAGCAGGCTGAAACCGTAATTAATAAATTCAACGAATATGCAGCCGAACAACAAAAAAGTGCCCAGGAAAATATTGCTAATCAAAATGCTGCTAACCGGGAAAAGGTTATCAAGTCCTGGGGAAGTGAAGTTGAGGCAAATACAGCGATCCTCCAGAACGCCGTGCAGCGATTTTTCCCCGATGCTGTGATTGAAAAATTCAACACTGCGGGATTACTCAATGACCCAGACCTTGTGAATGCAGTCCTGGCGATCGGTAAAGCGCTAGGTGAAGACAAAACAGTTACAGCCGCAGCGACGGGTAATGCAGCAGAAAAAGACATTGCCCACCGCATGTGGCCGAACATGCAATAAGGAGTTTTAAATGCCAACACTTACCGGCTTACCGACTCTCTGGGACGCAGCGAAATTGCTTGATCCTGATGGCACTTCTGCGAATGTCGCGGAGGTTCTGGATCAGGACAACGAAATGCTCTGGGATTGCCCGTTTTATGAAGGCAACCTGCCGACCGGAACGCGCATCACAACCCGTACTGGTTTACCTGCTGTGTACTGGCGCAAGCTGAACAAAGGTATTCCGGAAAGCAAGGCAACTACCGCGCAGGTAGATGAGACTACCGGTCTTCTTGAAGCCCGCTCTCAGGTTGATGTTCGGGTTGCTGCGCTGAATGGTAATACGGCAGGTTTTCGCTTCAACCAGTCTAAACCGTTCATGGAAGCGATGAACCAGAAGGCTCAATTCCAGATGCTTAACGGTACGCTTGTTGGGCAACCGGAGGCATTCCTGGGCATTGCTCCACGCTTCAGCGATTTGTCTGCGCCTAATGCCGACAACATCATCGACGCCGGCGGTACTGGTGCGAATCTCACCTCGATTTATCTCATCGGATGGGCGCCTGACAAGGTCTACGGAATTTTCCCGAAAGGTTCAAAAGCCGGTCTGACTCATCGTGATTTGGGCGAGGGCGACGCCTTTGATGATGATGGCAACCGCTTCCGGGCGCTGATGGACCTCTATACCTGGGATCTCGGTATTGCGCTGCACGACTGGCGCTACGTCGTACGCATCGCCAACATTGATGTTACCGCTCTGCGTACTAACGCTAATGCGGGTGCAAACCTCATCAAACTGATGGCTATCGCGGAAGAGCGTATCCAGTCACTGGTTGGTGTAAGCCCGGCTTATTACATGAACCGCACACTGCGCGCGATGCTGCGTCTGCAGCTGGTTGATGCCGTGAAAAACTCAACCCTGACAATGGAAATGGCTGGCGGACGTCGTGTGATGTTCTTTGGCGAAGTTCCGGTGCGTCGGGTTGACCAGTTAAAAATCGGGGAAGCTCAGGTCGTCGCCTCTTAACGGGGCGATTTTCCGGTTTACTTTTTCAGGAGATAACCATGTTTGTTGATGCCCAGCTTGAATTTTCTGACTCTCAGGCGATCACCGCCTCAGCGGCCAGCACGAACATCATCGATTTTAACCCAGCATTCGATTACAACACTGTGATCGATGCTGGCGCTGGCGAGCCGACTTTTCTGGTTGTGACTCCGTCGGTGACATTCGCGGCCGCAGGGGCGGCTACGCTTGCGATTGAGTTACGCGCTTATGCCAATGAGGACAAAAGCGATACACCAACCGTTATTTTTTCTACTCCAGCGAAAGCGCTGGGCAGTCTCGTCGCAGGTAAACCGGTTGTCGTGGTGGCGCTGCCTTCGGCCAATTATAAACGCTTTTTAAGCCTGCAATATACGGTCGCTACAGGCCCGTTCACCGCTGGCGCATTAGATGCCTTCATAACGAAAGATGCACAGACTTGGCGCTCATACGCTAATAACGTTGAGTTCGCCGCGCTTAATCTCAGCATTGCTTAATTTGGGTGGAGTGAGTGCGTTTTCAGGGGCTGCGGCCCCTGCTTTTTTATGAGGTATTATGATGACCGGTCAGACAGATATCATGAATCTGGCGCTGGTTTCCTTCCTGGGATCCGACCATCTCATGGATCGTGATGAGCAGGATAAAAACACGCGCGTGATGAACCTGATTTACAACCCCCTCCTCGAAAAACTACAACGCGAATATGCCTGGAATTTTTGCGCCCGCAGCACCCAGCTAACTCCGTTAAACAAAACGCCTGTCATCGACTATCAATACGCTTACCAGTTGCCCGTTGATTTAATGGTACTGGTATCGGTGGGGGACAGATATTACGGGCGTGATTTCGCTGAATACGATCCCCGCCTGGTCACTGCTGAATATCGTATCGAAGGGCGGGAATTGCTGACGGATCTACAGCCACCACTTAGCTTGCGATATCGGGCCAGAGTAACCGATGCATCACAGTTCGACTCCACCTTTGTTGATGCGCTCGCTTGTATGCTGGCGGTTCGCTCCTGTAAAGCGGTTACCGGCAAAGATACGCTGGTTGAATCGCTGTTGCAGCAGTTCCAGATGATCATCGCAGGAGCCATTCGCGTAAACGCTATAGAAAAGCCCAGTGAGAAATTCCCACCTTCAACCTGGATGGAGGCTCGTTTGTAATGGCAAAAATCCGCCCTATAAAGCGCAGCTTTAATGCTGGAATACTTTCGCCTGTGATGTATGGGCAAGTAGATTTTGATAAGTGGGCCAGCGCCGTTAAGTACATGAAAAACTTCATACCGCTACCGCAGGGGCCCGCTCGTCGCCGTGGCGGGACGCAATACGCCGGTTCAGTAAAAAACAGCAGCGACCGAGTCTGGTTAGCATCATTTCAGTTTAGTACGACGGAGGCTTTTATCCTGGAGTTTGGCCCTGGATACATCCGGTTCTGGTACAACCATGCGCAACTGCTGGATGGCGATAACAACATTCTTGAAATTGAAACGCCGTGGGGGGCTGATGATCTGACCCGTAACGGGAAATTTGGCCTGTCTCTGCAGCAGTCAGCAGACGTGATTTACATAACCTGCACAAATGGAAATTACCCTGTTTATAAGCTGACGCGAAACACAAATACCAACTGGAGCCTGGCAGAGGCCAGTTTTTCCGGTGGCCCATTCGCTGATATTAATTCTGACAAATCCAGCGTCGTTTACACCGACCAGTTCAGGATCTGGTCTGAGGATGGAAACGATTTGCCTGATGGCACCCCAACCACCACAAGCCTGTGTAACATCACTGCCAACACAGATATTTTTCAGACTGCGCATGTAGGGTGTCTTTTTTACATCGAAGCCAGCACTGATGCAGTAGATGATGATACTGGTCATAGCGGTTACATACCCGCCTGGGCTGCTGGCACATCAGAAACTTTCTCCGCCGGTGTTTTCTGCCGTTCAGATGGGAAATATTACGAAGACATGGACGGTACCAAGACCGGTAATACGCAGCCTACATGGACAGCTGGCGCCCACAGGGATGGAAGCGGTGGTGATGCGTCGCTCTGGCGATATTCAGGCGGTGGCTGGGGGATCATTGAGATAACAGCGGTCAATAGTGCCACATCCGCAACCGGTAAGATCGTCACTGAACTACCACCCAGCGTCAGAAACACAGTTGGGAAAACGTATAAATACGCTTTCGGTGACTGGTCTGATGTTCTCCGCTACCCCCAGTTTGCGGCATTTTTCCGGGGACGCCTGGTCTTCGCTGGCCGACAAAAAATATGGTCCAGCGTCGCTGGTGACCTGCAGAACTTCAGCCCAATGACAAATGGCTATGAGGCAGAAAGCGATGATTCGATTAATGATCGCATTGATGATACTCAGGACACCATGCAATGGCTGGTCGCCTCCGCAGGGAAAATATTTATCGGGACTGCCGGGTATGAATTCTCCTATGGCGAGCAAAGCCTGACTTCCGTTTTTGGCGCGGGTAATACAAAGGTTGAGCTGAACAGTACGATCGGTAGCAACGAAGTGCAGGCAGAGCGCCTTTTTGATCGAGTTGCGTTTGTGCAGCGTGCTGGGCGCAAGGTGATGATTGCCGCCTATGATTCGGGCAGTGACTCGTTTTCAGCAACCAATTCCTGCATTCTGGCCCCCCATCTTTTTACGTCTGAAATCATTGCTCTGGCGTATCAGCAGGAGCCCAACCGGATCCTTTGGGTGTTGCTGGAAGAAGGCAAACTGCTGGGACTGACCTATGACGCAGAGCAAAACATCACCGGCTGGCATGAGCATGCTACCGGCGGTGCGGTGGAAAGTATCAAGGTCATTCCGGATATCGATGGCGGACGCGATGAGCTGTGGATGGTTGTGAAGCGGACCATTAACGGTGCGACCGTTCGCTATCTGGAATACATGCTTCCGGAGTTCGACAGCGCTTTTGACACCCAGGAATGGGCCAGGGTGCTGGATTGTATGCTGACTTATGACGGAGATGCGGTTACCGAAGTATCCGGGCTCAGTCATCTGGAAGGTGAAACCGTAGCAGTGGTGACCGATGGCGCCACGCATGCATCTCAGACGGTAAGCGACGGGAAAATATCCCTCGACTGGGAATCATCCGTGGTTCACGTCGGCCTCAACAATGCAGCAGAAATAATAACCCTGCCGCTGGAAGGTGGCATTAAACGCTTTGCTAAAGCACGCCTTCGTTTCCTCGATACGCTGGGCGGCAAGTTCGGCGATGATGGCGGTAAGTATCTGGATAAACTTCGGGCCCGGGATTATTCCGACAACATGGATGAGGCACCGCCGCTGTTTAATGGTGTGGTAACCGTCCCGTGGCCAGGCGAATTTAATGAAAACGGCAGCATCCGTATTGTTCAGGACCTGCCGCAGCCAATGACCATCGTCAGCATCGACCCCGTCGGAGAGGTGGAAGATGACTGAGCCCGTAATTGTCCGCCTTGAGGAGTTCCACATTCATGAAATATTCCAGGACCCATTGCCGCAGGAGGCTGTTGCGGCGCTGGTATCTTTCCCGTCGTTTGCGATGGAATACGGGGAAAAGACACTTGCGGCTGGCGGAGCCATCCAGATAGCACCCGGTCGCGTCAGACTCTGGCTAAAAACCGCCACCGGTGCGGAGTTGTTCCCCGTTCATATTTTCCGTACTGCCCGGCGATTTACCGAAATCGCGCTGGCCGAAAATCATCGCGTGGAATGCATCTGCACCGATAACTTATCCGCCCGCGTCGCAAAAATGCTCAGTTACCGGCAGGACGCTATTATCCGAAATTATCAGCCTGGCTGTGACGCCAGATTATTTTCAATCTTGAGGTGATCATGCTGTTTAAACGCAAATTCACACTGGAAGCCGATCCGGCGTCGTGGACTGCCGGCGCTGCGGTTATCTCTGCTGCCGTGGGTGGATATTCTGCAATCCAGAACGCCAACAAAAAAGGCTCGGTAATAAAACAGTCGTCGCCGGTTACTCAGGATACTTCGATTGCAGAATCCGATGATCTGCTGCGCCGCCGGCAGCGGCAGGGGAACCAGAGCAACGTAACGGGAGCTTCTGGAACCGCCGTTAATACTTCAGGCCAGAAAACGTTGCTGGGTGGCTGATGATCGTTTCGTTTGAGCCCTGGCACCTTGCGGCCATTACGCCGCAACCGCATCAGATCGGCAGTATCAGGACTGAACAGCACGCCGGGAACATCGCCAGTGTCGGCGCGTTTACCTGTCTGCACAACGGCCAGCCTGTGGCTATAGGCGGTATCGTACCAGCGGAAAAGTACGGACTGGTATTTGACTCCGGCATAGGGTGCGCCTGGATGATTATTTCGGCCGGGATTACTCATCTCTGGCCGGAGATATTCAGGGCAACTCGCAGGGAATTACGCCGGGCGCTGGCGAACTATCACCGCATTGAGGCCAGCACCACATTCCAGGAAGGCGAAAGAATGCTGGCGATGCTGGGTATGCGATGTGAAGGCCATCTGAAGAAATTTAACCACAGGGGCGAGGATTCTTCCCTGTGGGCGATAACGAGGTGATTTATGGATTCTGTAAACTGGCAGACGGTCGGCGACAGTTTCAAAAACAATGCAGTGCCAATAGCGCAAACCTCAAGCTCTGCTTTAAACGCATTCTCATCGCTTAGCAGCGCACGCCAGCAATCAAATAACCTGAACACAAACGCGCAGCTGCTTGACCAGCAGGCGAACCAGGCGGTTTTAAATGCCGGGCAGCAATCGGCGCTTATTCGCCGTCGTGGTGCCCAGTTCCAGGGAGATCAGGATGCGCGTATTGCTGCAAGTGGTACCGGCTTTGGTGGCACTAATGCGCTGCTGCGCCGGCAGACCGCGATCAACATTCAGGAGGATGCAAACGCCGTTGCTAACGAAGGAATTCTCCAGTCTGATGCCCTGAATAATCAGGCCAGTGCCATGCGTCAGCAGTCTAAAGCTGCACGACCGGGCTTACTGGGCTATTTGGGAGCAGGGGCGCAGATCGGAAGTACGTTCCTTGGCGCAAAATATGGACAGAAATAGGAAGCCAAAATGCCAACCTTACCTTTTTACGATCGTCAGGTAACGACACAAGGGCTTGGCCCGGACCAGTGGACTTACCCAATAACACAACTGATCAGCAAATGCTGAATGCTGGCGCGGATGCCGCTGCCAGGGCAACAGCGTCCATTACCCGCCAGGTTTCAGATACAGCACTACAGGACGGTGCGCTGAAACTGGATGGCATCAAATATAATCTGTTTAATCAGGTCAGGCAGAAACAAGGGCAGAATGCCATTGGTTCATCTGACGATGCCCTTCAGCAATATGATCAGGCAGCCGCTACGCTGGGGCAGACAATCCCTGTAGGGAGACGTGATGACTGGAACCGCCAGGTTGCTGCTACCCGCCTTCAATTACAGAGTTCTGCAGACTCGCATGAATATCAGCAATTTCAAGACTACAGCCGCGGGCAACTGGAAGGGCGCCTGCAGATGGCCGTTCAAGATGCCGAAACTTACCGCAGCGATCCGGGAAATTATGCGGTTACCAGGGCAAAGGCCATAGATGCCATTTATATATTTGGCGCGGCAAACGGCCAGTCTGAGGATGAAATTAACGGTCGGATTGCCCGTCTTGATCAGCAGATGTCTCAGAACGCCACACAGGCATACATTGCTGACTGGCGAACCAGACAATTGACATCACCAACTACTTTCACCCCGGGTGACCTTTCGTCTGATAAAGTTTTCTCCGCGATGATCCCCGCGGAATCTGGCGGCCGGCAGTTTAACGGAAATGGTGGTACTTTGACGTCGCCGGCAGGTGCAATGGGTATAGCTCAGGTTCTACCTGCAACCGCTGAAGAAACGGCAAAAAAACATGGCATTCAATGGGACCCGCAGCGCTTTATGGCCGATGCCAGCTACAACATGCAGATTGGCCAGCTTTACCATCAGGATCTTTCAAAAAAATATGGGGGTAATCAGGCGCTCGCGGTAGCTGCATATAACGCCGGGCCGGGTGCAGTAGATGACTGGATTAATGGTACGAATAAATCCGGTAAAAACCCAGCACTGCTTCGTTTAGGGGATCCCAATAAAGGGGAGATTTCCAGCGATCAGTTTATTACCGGGATACCATTTAGCGAAACCCGCAATTACACCATGAATGTTTTAAGCCGTGCTCAGTCTTTACCACCGGAAGCCGAGATATCACAGATCCAGAAAATGCCCTGGTATCAGAATGCAAGTCCGGAGCAGAAAAGCCAGTTTTTAGGCCAGGTATCCGCTGAAGTAAATCGCCAGCGGGCATACGGCATGCAGAACCTGCAGGACACCATGCAAAACAACATGGCTCAGATGCAGAACGGGATCATGCCAACACGTGACGTCACTCGCCAGGAATATCTTTCATACCTTCCCCAAGGGGCAACCGCACCCCAGCTTGAGCAATTCAACCGCCAGTATGATGAGTATGAAGCGACAAAGGCTCTGGTGCCGACCTATAACACGATAATGACCCAACCCGTCACGATGGCGCAGCAGAGCGTTCAGGCGCTTTATCCTCAACCTAATGACCCAGATTTTGACCGCAAGTTGTCTTTATACCAGAAAGCTACCACCCAGTTGCAGCAGGTAACCCAGCAGCGCAAAAGTGATCCCGGCGCGTGGTTTATGAAAAACTCGCCACTTGTGCAGCAGGCATATAACTCATGGCAACAAAACCCCGCCGATCCTGCTATGGCACAGTCATTTATTGCATCAGTGCAGTCAGAAAAAAAACGATTCGGTATCAACAGCCAGAAAGTGCTGCCTGACTCGATAGCGCAGGCTATGGCCGAAGGATTTAACAACAACAAAGAAACAACGGTTGAATCCATCAGACAGCAGCTGAACGCGTTTGGGCCATATTCGCAGGCGGTTGGCAGACAGATTATGGGGCAAAGTAAAAATGGTCCCCTGGTTGGTGCATTATCAGCTGGAAATCCGCGGGCAAGTGTACCGTTGTGGCAGGAAAGAAACACGCCAACATCAGCCCTGAAAGAGTCAGTCGTTGCAAAAAATGGAAAGGGGGCAGACACCTCCGTTATGCAAGAATGGGCCGATGCGTCTGCAGATTTCCGTCAGACGATGCTTGTGCAGCCCGGCGGTGCAGGAAGCTGGTCAACGCTTGACGAACAGGGGCAGCGGCTGACGATGATCAACGTATTACGTGGAATGGATGCAGGCGCTGCGGCAAAGCAGGCTGCTGCCGATATGTTCACCAGTCAATACACTGTCAACGATACATATCGCGTTCCAACTTATCTTGGCTATCAACCGGATTACATCGCCCGCGGTGCCAGTCTGTTTAAAGATAAGCTGACAGCAGATCAGCTTCAGCCTCTTAATTTCGGGAGTAAAACGCCCGACGAATTCACCAAATCACAAACGCTTTATGAGGTGAAAAATAACGCCCACTGGGTAAATAACTCGGATGATACCGGTCTGGTGCTGTATCTGGGCAATAACGTACAGAATGACGCCAGTGGAAATCCTATTACCGTTAGCTTTGCGGATCTCGACAAAATGGCGAAAGCTGACCCATCCTGGAGGCAGAGCGTTAAAAAATTCGCATCCCGGGAGACGACGTATACTCCAGGGACTGAAAGAGATGCGCGAGCGCAGAACCTTCAGGGATTACGTGAAACGTACGGCGGCCAGTCGCAAAGCGGCCCATCCTTTTCTGAAGGAATGAGGGACACCAATGCCAATATTCGTTGATGATGGTGACGCAGGTTCAGGCCTGCAGCAGCCAGGTAGCAACTTTGAAAGCGGATTTGGTCAGGCTTTGGGGGCTGCTTTTTCTGAAGGAATGCGCTCAGGACCAGCCAACGCTGGAAGTCGGTTTTTTGAATCCGAGGCCTATGCTAATGATCCTACATCTCCTTTAGTAGATCAGCAGACGGCTCAGCAAAAGTTTGACTCTCTGGGCATCAAAAATATCAAAGTACCAGAACAGGGTGTAACACAAGCGTATCTGGACCATGTAACCGAGACAAGCCGGGCGACACAGGAGCGGCGAGCAATATTGCAGTCCGCGCCTTCCGGCGTAGCAACACCTCTTATTTTTACCGCGGGGCTGGCTGGCGCAATGACGGATCCGGGTAACCTTGCTCTGGGGTTTGTTCCAGGTCTTGGGGAGGTGAGAGCGGCCAGCGTTGCAGGTCGATTTGCACAGCGATTTGTACAGGGTGCCAGCGCCGGTGCCGTCCAGTCTCTGGTTGCTGAACCTATTAATGCCTTGGCATCAGCATCTGAAGGTGATGATTACACCCTCGGCCAGGCAGTGGAAAATTTCTTCATGAACACGATAGCCGGCGGTGGACTGCATGCCTTTGGCGGTGCCGTTCGTGATTCAATAGCCGCCAGGCGTCAGCAGCGTTTACAGCAGGATAACCCGCAGGCGGTTTCTGACGCTGCGCCAGCAGGGCAGGCGGATATCGTTAATGCCGCTGGGCTCACCCCGGACAACACCCCTGTATTGCGTGACAGTTTTGCCGACGCACAGACTGACCTGGCCCGAACCATTAACACTAGCCTTGATGATTATGCTTGGCAGCGTGCATGGAACGAAACTATTCAGCCCTATCGTGATTCTCTCACCTGGCAGCTTGACGGTCAGTCGCCCCGCATTGCCGACATCAACCGGCAGATTGCCGAAAATGAAGTCTCGTTGCAGCAGTCAGATCAGCAATTCCGTGACCTGGCAAAACAGTATCAGGGCCAGCGCATGAGCCGCAAACAGGCGGAAGCCCGTGCGCGAAAAGATATTGAGCAAATCCGCCAGAACACTGAGGAATCGACAGCACGGTTACGCGAAGAAATTTCTGCCAACCGGGATGCGGAAATCTCGCGCGGCAAATTACACCAGCTTGAACGTGGGGAAATTCCGGATGATCTGGCAAATATGATTGAAGTCAGGGCCGGGCAGATCAAACAAGGGTTGCAGGTTTCTCCGCTGGCTGGCGGCGTAAGAACCGCATCTGAGCGTTTCAGCGATGCGAATATCTTTGTTCGCCAGAATGCACTGAGGTCTGCGATTCGCCAGGCAGTAGACGGTTACAATCCTGATATTGAGGATTTTTTCCGCCTTGCAGATCCGGCGGAACGTAGCGCTGCACTGAATCGCCTGAAGATGCAGGCTGATAACCAGCGGCATTCTGATGCGGCCGCACGTGCAGCCAGCACAGATGCAGAACAAACCATCCAGCAGCGCGGAGACGACGAACTGCGGGCAGCGCAGGAAGATCTGCAGTCTGAAATGGAACTGGCCCAGGCGCATTTTAATGGACTGGAAAATCAGGCAGAAATAAACGCCCACCTTGCCGAGATTCAGGCTGGGGCCGGGGATATGAGTTTTGCTCAGGCTGCGCGCGCATTTGCTGCCTGTATGTTGAGGAGAGCTATCTAATGGCACAGGGTGAATTTCTGACAGCCTGCGAGCAGGCAGTAAACACGGCGGCCGGGCGCCAGCTCGGTGAGGATGAGATGCAGGATCTGGTTACCCGTATGGAATCTACTGTCGCGCGTATACGGGCTGAAAATCAGGGGTTATCCCTGGAGGAAGCCGCTCTCCGTGCTGCTGATGAAGTGGCGCGTGATGATGCGCTGGCGAAGCACATCGAAGCGCGAAATCGGGTTATCAATCTGCGCCTGATGCATGAGAACCTTCAGCGTATTGATGCCTTCGGTGGACGCCCTGATCTCGCCTTGTCCGCTATCATGGTGGGGCGCAATGAGGCTGTGGCCGGTTCCCGCGACAGCGCGTTTAATAACATGCGCCAGCTGCGCGATCACTACATTTCCGGTCTTGCCAATGATCTGGAAGCGCAGGGCGTTTTACCTGTTTTTGCTAACGGCTCACTGGATCAGAATATTGCTGATGCTATGTGGCGGTTAGGTAATAACCTTGATGTGGGGCATATCCCGGAAGACGCAATCAAAATTGCCCGCGTTCTGGAGAAGTGGCAGGAAAAAGCCCGCATCGATGCAAACCGTGCTGGCGCGTCGATTGGCAAATTGCCCGGTTATATTGCCCGTCAATCTCACGATATCCATAAAATTCGAACCGCAGGCTTTGAGGCCTGGCGTGATGCCATACTTCCGGAGCTGGATCCTCGTACTTTCGAAGGTCTGGACGTTAATGGTCAAAACGGCGTTACCGTTCGAAAAGCGGCGGTGATGACGGAAGACCAGATTTACGGGCGTGCCCGCCCGGCCAAACCACTGAAACCTGAAAATGTAGGAGCGCTGGCGCAGCGTGCTGATGGA